GCTGTTCCGCAATGGCATAAGCTTGTCGCGACAAACCAGGACGCCACATCCGATATGGATGCGACTTATGAATCTATCAAGGTACCTTCTGCCCTTCTGACTGCCCATTGTGTGGGCCAAGGAGGACAGGACTTTAGGATGACAATTCGCGGCAATGTTGTTCAGAACAACGGACAACTTGATCGTGAAGTGCCAGGTTTCCTATCGAACATTGCTGACGTTGAAAACAAAGCACGTGCTAAGTTTTACAAAGCTCTGAGGCGCAGTGCCGTTTCGTTTAGCGGCCCTACTTTCCTTGGAGAATTGCGTGAAACCCTGCATATGCTACGCAGACCCGCTCAGGCACTTTGGTCTGATGCAAACGGTTATCTCGATTCGCTTGCGAAAGCGAAAAGACGTAGCCCTAAACATTGGACTAAGACCCTGAGTGGACTCTGGCTCGAGCATAGTTTTGGCTGGTTACCGCTGCTTTCTGATGCTAAATCAGCAGCGGAGGCTTATCGAAGACTTTACCAGAAACCTAGAAGCAAAGTTATTGCTGCAAGCTTCAAAGGCAACTGGGATCTCTCGAACAGCCTTGACCCAGTGTACGATCGCGGTCCGAGACCTCTTTGCGGTACTGGTCTTTTGACCAGGACTGAAGCAACGAGAACGGACGAAGCGAACGTACGTTATAAAGCCAAAATTAACGCAAGAGTTGAAATGACCCCTTGGGATAATATGGCTCTGTTTGGTTTTACACCTTCAGAGTTTATCCCTACTGCTTGGGAATTACTTCCCTGGTCATTTCTCGTCGACTACTTCACCAATATTGGTGATGTAATCACCGCCAGCGTTACTAGTACTACGGACATAGCTTATGTCGTTCGGACGGAGCGCACGTTCGCCCGCTACTTTGGGTGGACCGCTGTTCTTCATTCCGATATGGCATCTTACTATACTCCGCCGTACTGGACGGTTACTGTCGGTGATGGTCGTTGTAACTGGGAGTTAAACCGTAAGACGATTCGGAGAACGAAAGGTTCTGGCGTTCCTTTGCCAGTCTTCTCGTCTTCCTTCGATCTATCAGACGGCCAACTCGGTAACATCGCCGCTCTCTTGGGTCAAAGTCGACTCTTACATCCTCAAAACCCTCGTTTCCGTTATAGAGGAATTCCTTTCTAACGGACTATAGGAGTATTTAATGTCGTTTACGCTAACGTCGCCTATTACGGGCGCTGCGCAGACCGGTTTCACGAGTCCCACCTATACGTTGACATCCGACGTGGCTCCCGATAACAACGGGAAACAAGTCGCTGTTACCGCACTGGGTGGTACTCAGACTGGCGTTACTACGCACTCTGTTGCTGCTCCCTTCACTATCACCTTTGTTAGGCCTAAGGTCTTCCGCAATCTCGGGAAGCCGAATCCTACCACGGGTGTTGTGAAAGATGTCCCACGTAATTCGTATAAACTGATCACCCGCAAGGGTGTTCTCCCACTCGCAGGGCAAGCATATGCCACTATGCAGGTTACGACAGTTATTGACGTACCCGCTGGTAGCGACACTGCAAGTCCTGCTGAAGTTCGGGCAGCTCTTTCTGCTCATATTGGTGCTCTTAGCCAGCAGTCTGCTGGTGCTGGTGATTCCTGCGTTACCGGAATCATCTAGAGCACTACGAGTAGTTGAACTTGGTTTGTACGTAGTGAGACTGGAGCTTCTATGCGTGATTACGCTAGTGATCTACCGGTTCTTCTTGACGTAGACTTGTATAATGCTGGGTGGAATGGAACGATGAGTTCCTATCCTGGCATCTGTCCACGGCAATTTGCTATGCAAGCTCTAAGACGTTCGTTACTGAAGAAATTCAGTGACAGACCCTCAGAGAATGCGGACGCAAAAGCTCTCGAATTGTTCTTATCGATCAATTCGAAGTGCCGAGACTGGTCCCTTGACACATCCAGCATTACCGAAGCTCAAGCTATTGTGATTGGGGAGGCGAAAGATTTTCTCTATCGCCTCTTCCACTCGCATGACCAAACTAGTGAGGGGATGCATCTTTATGTTTCTAAAGATGAAATCTTCTCGCGGTTTGGGCTTGGCAACGGAGCCAACATCGGAAGTTACAGTACTGATTTTCTCTCGAAACTCGGTACTAGTCGAATGTCGGCTACTTCGTCAGCGCTCCATAATTTGTACATGGAGGCTATCTCTGCTGACCCGCTATGGTCTGACGTTGAGTCTATCAGATCAAAGTTTAGGGGCAGTGAGGTAGTTCAAGGAAGTCGCTTGTCTTTTGTTCCTAAGACAACGGAAATAAGCAGGACCATATGTACCGAGCCCGTTCTGAATATGCTTTTTCAGAAAGGGATTTCCTCTATTCTCGAGGACCGGTTGCGTGAGATCTGTGGTATCGATCTTAGCACCCAGCCCGATAAGAACAGGGAATTAGCTCGGCTCGGGTCAGCTTCAGATAAGTTTGGTACTATCGACTTATCATCAGCTTCTGACTCGATGTCAAACGGTCTGGTAAGAGAGTTCTTCCCACGCCATGTTGTTAAATGGCTTGAGTTGACTCGCTCGCCAGTTACCATCCTTCCAGATGGGACCGTTGTTGAGTTACATATGGTATCGTCTATGGGGAATGCTTTCACGTTTCCCTTACAAACGATATTTTTCACTGCTTTAGTCTATGGCGTCTATAGGGTGCTTGATATTCCTTTCAATCGCCCTTTTCGACGTTCGCTGGGCAACTTCGCCGTTTTCGGCGATGACATCATCGTAGAAAAGAGGGCTTATGACCTTCTGACTAAGATGTTGTCACTTTGTGGCTTTAGCGTTAACATGGACAAATCCTTTAATCAAGGAGACTTCCGTGAGTCCTGTGGCCGTGATTATATCAACGGCTACGACGTCAGAGGGATTTACATTAAATCTCTCAAGGGCGTAGAGGACTGTTACTCAGCCATCAACCGTCTCAATGTCTGGAGTGCGAAGCATGTGGTCCCTCTCCCTAACGTGATATCTCATCTGTTAAAAGGTAACAGGTTTTTACCTGTACCTTTTGATGAGATGGACACGGCAGGTTTGAAGGTTCATTCTTCTCACTTAGGGTCTAAGAAGAGAGTAAATCGTTATACCGGTGGTTTAGTCTACCGATATCTCGATTTTACAGATTCTTCGTATCCCGTTTCAGATGTTGAGGCTCGGCCTCCCAAGATTCGCGGTTGGATTAATAATCCTGCCGCTGTCTTGCTGGCTGCATTGGCTGGAACACTTAGGAGGGGTAAGGTCGTCACTCGCAGTTCGCGACGATCCACCCGAATAAGGACGAGAAGCAGTTCGCGTTGGAACTACATCCCGTCCGACCAGGTCGTAAGACCTGGTTTCGGTGATGACTGGAAGGTCATTATCGAGCTGAACTTTAACTTTTCCTAAGTTCGGCACTATGGGCGAATAATAGCCCACTCCCGG